TTGGTAAAGCATTGATGGTTCCTCTCAAGATTTTGGGTGCAGGGGCGGATTTTGTAAATGACCCAGGAGGAACGGTTTCTAAATATACCGGTAGTTACAATCCAACTACAGGTGGGGTAAATTTACCAGATTGGATAAAGAATCTTTCCCCGACAAATTCAGGGAAATCCGAACTTATGGCTGCTTTTAAGGAGGTACAAGCCCAAAAAGATATTGCTATTAGAGAGTGGTCAAAAAGTTTTGAGGGGGGGGCAACTGAAGCAGATTATGTTAACATCTTTATTCAGAAATATGCCAAGAAATATGATGTACCTGCCCCTGAAATTGCTGCTTTGCTTAAAACAGAAGGTGGAGGGGGTTATAAGTATGCGTTTAATCCAGAAGGTGGAGGTACTGGGGCTCTTGGATATGGTCAGATTCGACAACCTGCCATACAACAATTAAAACAATTAGGAAATGATTACACTTTAGCCGATATTATGGACCCAGAGACGAATATTAAGGCTACGGTTCAATATTACAAATATCTTAAAGATCGATTTCAAAGCTCAGAGTTAGCATATAAAGCCTACAATCAAGGAGAGGGGTTTGTTGCAGCACATTTTTCTGATAAGCCCATGAAAGATGACGCAAAAAAATGGGCTACTGCTCAACAATATTCACAAGATGCATCGGGGTATGAAAAGGATACAATTACAAAGGGAATATTTGGGAAAACACCGACTACTGATTTTGTTCAAAAGAAACAATTAACTCAAAATCAAAAGGATGAGTGGGATAGAATTCAAACAGAGAACATCAATGCTATAAAACGTACAGAACAAGAAAAAGTAGACGCTGCAAAATTTGCTGGGGACCAAGAGAAAGCTCTTGATTTAGTAAATATTAGGAGTAAGGAAGAACGACAAAAATTTAATTTAGAAGTAGATGAAAGAACTATAAAAGCACAAATTAAAGCAAAGGAGGAATATTTAGCTCAGTATTCTTTAATTACGGATGAATTTTCAAAGATTGGCACTGAAGATGGTGGAACTGGTATTTTCAAAGATATTAAAGATAAAACTGAAGCTGAAGAAAAAAGTAAAACTGTCAAAACAAAGGTGGCCCGAGAAATAGCTTCGTTGAAATCGCAGTTAATTGTAACGGGTGCACAAGAAGAGGAGAAAGTAAGAGAAAAACAGCAAAAAGATTTGGAGTCTGACTATGCAGCAAGAGTAAAACTCGCTGAAAATGAGTACAATGATTTAAAGAAGATAAATGATTTAGAAGTTCTTTTTAACCGGAAAACCGATGTACAAGCATTTGAGGAGGAGGAGGAGGCACGCAAGCGTCTAATTAGAGTTAAATTAGAAGAAATTGCAGTTCAATTACAAGCTCAAAATTTAGGTGATAAAGAAATAGGACTTCGTGCAAAACAAGCAGATTTAATTGATGAGTTTGAGAAAACGGAGTTAACGGCTGGAGAGCGGAAGAAAAAGCAGCTTGCAGATGATGCAAAAGCGCAACAACAATTACAAGAGATTATTGCTGCCCGAATTACTTATAATACGTTGATTGCCAACCCCGATGTGGTCGAGGGGTTAGAGAGAGAAGCTGCAATTTCTAAAGTCGTGTATCAAGCCAATGAAGCCCAAGCAAAAGGTTTGGATGCCTTAGCTGCAGCTTACAGAGATATAGCCGAGGTTATGCAGGCATCGAGTAATCGTGGTGATTTTTGGGGGGGTATAACTGATGGTTTAGATGAAGTTGTTAATAGCATTGGATCGACCAGAAGTCAGATTGCACGGTTAACTTCTGGCATTGGCGGGGATATGAAGTCTACGACTTCTGACTTGTTTTACAATGTGCTAAAAGGAAATATGAATTGGGATAAAGAAAGACAAGTTTATGATGCGGGAAAAAAGTTAGAGGATATTAATGCTCAAAAAGAACAAATAAAATTACAGCAGGAACAAATTAGTGGAAACAAGGATTTGTCTTCTTCTGAAAAAGAAACTGCCAGAATATCTTTAGACGCAAAGTTAAAACAACTTGAAGCTGAAGAGAAACTTATTGAGGCTCAGAAACAAGCGGCAGAAAATTCTAAGGGTGCTGGGGAACTATGGCAGGGGTTTTTAGATTCCATTACAAAGAAAATAACGGATTTTATGGCAGATTCGTTGATTCAAGACTTTTTTGGATTTCTTTCTGGAAATGTTAAAGAAGGGACTAAATCTGGTGGGGGAAATATTTTTGGTAAATTTTTCGATTGGATTGCGGGAGCGAAAAAAGAAGTTCAATCTGGTATGGGAGCAATGGTTGATATTGTTGGGGATGGACTTGGTGATATAAGTGGTGTAATTGATAGCAGTGGTAGTGGTATATCAAATTCGTTTTCTGGTATTTTTAGCAAGATGGCAAATGCAGCGAGCGAATGGATGAAAACCATTTATAATTATGTTGTTGATTATTTAAAACAATTAGCTGCATCTATTGCCTCTTCTGGTTTTGGAAATTTCTTTGGGGGTGGGAGCACAAGTCCGGATGTAGGTGATGTTGGGGATGTGGGTGGAGATATTGGTTATTGGCATAAGGGCGGGATGGTAAAGTATCATGGTGGGGGGCTTGTTCTGCGTTATCATGGTGGAGGTTTGGCAAGGGATGAAGTCCCTATCGTGGCAAAGAAAGGTGAATATGTTCTTTCAAAAGATGACGTGGACTTTGTTAAAAAAGTTAAGGGTGGGGGACCAAGTATAAATGTTAATATTCAAGGTGGAGCAGCGCAGACCCCTGCTCCTACCGTAGTACCATTAGGAATGACCGTTATGGTTGATAATGCTTCAAGCATTTTACTTCAGGCAAGCAGTAAAACTCGTAAAGTAAGTGATGAACAATATATTATTGACGTTGTTTTGAAAGATATAAATAGCCGGGGTCGTTTAGGCAAATTAGGTAGGTAAAATATGGCATATCCAACGCTTTCAGTATTACCAAATTACCCTATTGAAGAAGGCATTGCTGATTGCACAATTAAAAGTGCTTTTGAAGCTGGTTATGTTTTGACCAGGACACGACACAGCCGCAGAAAGAAAGTTTTTAAATTGAATTACAACTCAATGCCAAATGCTGACAAACTTTCGTTAGAAGCCCATAGAGATTCTGTTTTAGACATAACTCCTTTTAATTGGACTCATCCAAAAACTTCTACGGTTTATTTAGTTAGGTTCCAGCAACTTTTTCAATTCCAAAATATGCAAACAGATCTTTGGAACTGTTCTTTTCTATTGGAGCAGTTATGACAGTACCAGCAGAAATAATTTTAGAAAAGAATAAGTTATACAATACACTTCCTTGGTTAGTGTTATTGGATATTACATTGACTGATGTTCTTACTCTTTATTTAACTAATGATGTTGATGAATTAATATTTGAAAGCCGTACCTATTCTCCGTTTCCAATGGGAGTTAATTTTGTTGGTCAGTCAATTATGGGAGAGATACCAGAAGTTAATATAGATGTATCCAATGTCAATAGAGAAATACAAGGATGGATTGAAGCATTAAATGGAGCTGTTGATTGTGATGTTGTCGTTAGAATAGTGCATAAAGGTAATCTTACAAGTGATTATTCTGATTTTGAACGTCATTTTAAAATCATGGGGACATCATGTGATAATGAATGGGTTCATTTTTCTTTAGGTTTAAAAAGTCCTACTCAGATGAGGTTTCCATTATTTAGAACTATGGGTAGCCACTGCAATTGGCCCTTTAAAGGCATTGAATGTGGGTATTCTGGTAGTACTGAATCTTGTGACCATACCTTAAAAACTTGCCGACTATTAACAGGAATACCAAGAAAAATTGGGTATATGGGTGCAAAAACATTTGGCGGATTTCCAGGACTTTCAGAAAGTGGAGTTAAATTTGTATAATTTAGTTGGTAAACGATTTGAGTATGGTGGTCGTGGCCCAAATACATTTGATTGTTATGGTTTATGTATGGAAGTATATAAAAGACTTGGAAGGGAATTGCCGGACTATCCTACATCATTTGGTGATGTTAAAGTAGACCATGATACTTATTGGTTTGGTAAAAAGAACTTTGTTAGGCTTAAAACTCCAGAACCTTTTTGTCTCATTACCTTTATGATTTATAAACCATTTGTTTCTCATATTGGTGTAGTTCTTGAAGATTGTTTACGATTTATAAATATATCTTATAAAAGAGACGTTTGTATAGAGTTTTTAGATTCTCCGAGATGGAGAAATCGTATAGATGGATTTTGGCGATATGAAAAAAATTAAAGTAACTATTTGTCCAAACTATTTTGATAGATCCCAGCGTATTGATCATATAATTGATTATAAAGAAGGTTTGACTGTTTTTCAGATTATTTCATTTCTTCTTTCTCAGAAACTTTCCTTTTCGTCTGCTGTAAATGGTAAGATAATTAAAGAGAATGATTACTACCTCACTCCTGGGGATCATGTCATTTTAGTTCCAAATATTAATAGTGATATTGGTAAATTTTTGGATCCTTGGGAAGCTGCTAAAAAGTTTTTTGAATCTGGATATTCTTCATTTACAGACCCCAAGGGTAGTGTTTTTGATTCATTTCTTGATTCAGTTAGGAATAGTTTTGCATCAATACCTGTTGTAAATACAATGCAGGATTTGGGTGAAACCCTTGCAAGAAACAATCCTGAAATAGCTAAAGGTTTACTTGGGGTTATGGGCATCATTGGGGGACCATGGGGAAAACTTGGTGCTTTGGTTTTAAATTATGCTGGGTCGAGATATGGAATTTGGCCTACTGCTCAAGCTCCTAATACTCCTGGTGTTCCATCAGTTCCTTCTGCTTCTATTTCAGGAGGCGGTGGCGGCATGGGTAATGGTGGAGGGGGAGGTTCTGGATTCTCTTCATCAAACTCTTATTCTTGGAGTCCCCAAACTATGCAACAAATTGGTGCGATGATTCCAAGAATTTATGGAACATTTATTTCAAAAGGTAATGTAATTTCATCAAATGTAGATATAATTACTACCGGCACTCATCCTGGTGATCAGGTTTTAAACTGTTTATTACTACTTTGTCAAGGTCCAATTTATAATATTAGAGATGTAAAATTAAATAATAAAGGATTAGCTTCTTACCCTGGTGTACTTCTTGAATATAAATACGGGCATACTAATCAAACCTATTTGCCTAATTTTAATGATACCTACACTGAATATACTGTAGGATTAAAAACTGAATATAATGTAGCAAAAGAATACGTAACAGAGGGTGGAGAATTTGATGCTATAAAAATTACGATGTCCTTTCCAAGTGGTTTATGGGAAGTATTCTCTTCTCAGACCGAAATGCACTATGAGGATGTTTATCTTGATTGGGTTTCCTATAATCCTATTACTAAACAATGGGAAAACAGACATGATTATATTGGACAGAAATATGTTGGTATGTCCACTTATGGAGGAGATACTGTAGCTCACTCTGTTGCATTTGCTATTCATTATAAGAAAACTACTGATACAGATTGGATTTATTATGGAACAGAAACAGTAACTGAAGCTAAAACTTCATCATTTGTTAAAATTTATAAAATAGATAGTCTTAAATTTGGAAGTAATTATAATATTAGAGTTACAAGAACTACTGAAGAAAGTGACTCTCCTCAAATAGCTGATGATATGTATTTTTCTGCGGTTACAGAGGTAACCAAAGACGATTTCAGTTATCCAAGGATGGCTTTAGTTGGTATTCAAGCATTAGCTACGAGCCAGCTTTCTGGATCATTAGATTTTACTTGCACAATAGATGGCAGTATTGTTCAGGTCTGGAATGGTTCTGCTTGGGTGAGTCAATGGTCAGATAATCCTGCATGGGTGGCTTATGATATTTTAACTATGCCAGTATATGAAGGGAACTATGATAGTCATGGTGTAGGAATGACTGTTGGGTCTATAGTTAGATATGATGGCGTAGATCCTACTCAAATAGATACTGCTTCTTTTAAAGCATGGGCAGATTTTTGTGATGGATTAGTTAATGCTGGTGAAGGTGGGACTGAAAAAAGATTTGTTTTTAATGGTGTTTTTGATTCTGCTATGTCACAATGGGATGCTCTACTTGAGGTTTGTCGTGTAGCACGAGCAATGGTAATAATCAAAGGGTACAAATACTATGTAATTTTTGATAGTGTTTCTACACCAGTTCAGATGTTTACCGCTGGTAATATTATTCAGGATTCGTTTAAAGAAACTTTTCTTTCAACAGACCAAAGATCATGCGAAATTGAAGTTGATTTTTGTAATGAAAATAATAATTATGAGCGGGAAACCGTTACTATCATGGACCCAAATGCTGCATATACAAAACAGCAATCTACTGCTCAATATTTAGGATGTACAAAAAGAACCCAGGCATGGAG